TTTACAATTTTCCAAATATCATCTTCAGCTACGTATAAGTCTTGCATAAACTTACCAGCTTTCTTAATGCCTCTAGATGTTTTCTTACCTAATACTTCTAACATTGGTTTTAAAACACTATCAGTTGCAATATTACCTTCACCAAATCTAATATCTTTCATTAGATTACGTAGATCTCCAAGCCTTACGTTTGTATTTACAATACCTAGTTCTAAATATTCTCTATATTTTTCTTGTGATAATTCTTTTCTAGGTCCACCTACCTGAACACTACCAAATGCATTTTGCATTGCTCTTGCAAAAACTCTTGGATCAGAAAGTATTGCACCATTTGCAACAGAAAATGCTGCAGAACTTAAAAAGTTTCTTATGTGTGTAGGTATAGATAAAATTGTTTTTGCATATTGTGCACCTGCCTTTGGTGTTAAGATTCCATATCTCCATGCTGCAGAAAAAGTTTTACCTAGTGCACCACCAGTGTCGCCTCTCATAAAATCTTGTATCTTAGATACGTTTGTAAATCCTTCTGCTATTTCTCTTGTAGTATATGTGTTAGATAATCTATTTACTAATACACCCTCTTTAAAATATTCTTTTACATATTCATCCATCGGAACAATGTCTGCATCAGGACCAAACGCTCTCTTTGCAGAAAGTGGACTATCATGAAAAAATCCTCTTTGACCATATGGTGTATTTTGTTTTACGTTGGCTTTGGCTACTTCATCAGCATCTAGTATCTCATCAAATAATTGATTCTTTCTTGCTATTGCAGATAATCTATTTGTGCCTTCAAAGATAGAGTGTCTTACATCATTTATTTCACCAAATAAATCTCTAAATACTTTAGACCCTTTACCTATAACTTGTATTTCTTTTTTACCACCTGGTAAATTTTTTGCTAAAGTTTGTGCAAATGTTTTTAAACCCATAGCATCATCTGCAGATTTAGATAAATTTTGATACATAAAAGTTGGTAGTGTGTCTTTCTTTGGGTCCATCTTTCTAACTTGTTTTATTATATCATTTACCATACCCTCTGCTTCCAAATCTGTAATTGGATTATTGTTTTTAGCTGCGTATCTTTTAAATAAAGCTTTTGTATTTTCTACAGCGTCTTTTGTTGGTTTATATTTTTGAAAAAAACCAGACTCTGCATCTTCAAATATTTCAAATGTATTACCAATATAGTTTTTAACTCTATTACCCATAATTTTTCTAAGATCTTTAGTAACACCTGTAGGTAAATCTACCTTTGCTCCAGGTCCTGATGCAGTTATTTCTAACAGATCATTAAATTCTTTTCTTGTTTTATCTAATATATCTAAAATTTTATTGCCTGTTATTGCTCCCTCATTTTTACCCATTCTTTTTATAACAGTTGTTAGAACATCTTTTTTTAATTTAGCATCCAAAGGTTTTGTTAAATCACCTTCAAACAATGTGTCGTCTAATAATTTTAAAAATTGTTTTCTTTCTTCACTAGAGGAAGCATTAAAAAATTTTCTATACTCAGGAAATACTTTATCTATTTCTTTATCTATCAATGCTACTTTTTCTTCTGCAAAGTTAGTATCTCTCATTAATCTTGCTTTTTGTTGTTGTTTTGCTGTTGCAATCTCTTCTGGCTTAGTTCCTCTAAATCTAAATATAGATGCAAGTTTATCTAAAGCTCTCTCCAATCTAGAACTACTATATGCAAGTTCTTTTCCTCTTTTTGCTAATGCTTTTGCACTTGTGCCTATACCATATACAAAAGGTGCAAGCAGTACAGACTCTGATCCAAATCTAACTCTGTTTAATAATCTTCTTGATGCGTCTTCTGCTACGTCAGTAGATTGTTCTCTATCTAACTCTGTAGGTCCCGCTTCAAATAAATCTCCAAATGTTCCTATCTTTTCATTGTCAACTACAAATACTTCACCAGCACCACCACCAACAGACATAACACCAAATCTTTTTGCACCTGTTAGTTTGTTTAGTGAGTCTGCTTTCTTCATACCTTTTTTTAAATTAGGATTTTTTGGATTAACGTATTTACCAGCTTTCTTTGCATTAACTGCTTTCTTTGCTAATCGTTCTGCAATACTGTCAGCTGCTTTAAGACTTAACTTACCACCTACTGTACCAAAACCAACTAATTGAGTTAATGCTTCTGATATTTTACCAGCGGCTCTTTGTTCTGCTAGTTCTTCAAATGGATTTATTTTGTCAAAGAATTGTTCTACTTCTGCAACTGCACTAATAGATGAATCTTTTGTAGAAGGTAGACCTAGCAATTGACCAGCTCCTAAATCCATTAGCTCTGCTGTTAATGATGCTACACCCTCTGGTATTTTTATTGCACCTGATACAACACCCGATACAAAAGATGTAAGTCCACTTACTTCACTATTATCTTCTGCAGCTAATTCAATATCAGTCTCATCTGTGCCTGCTTTAACAAGGTCTTGTTTATTATCTTCTGTGATCTTTTTTTGTTTCTTTCTTCTCTCCTCTTCTTCAGGAGTTAAGGATTGAAATCTTGGATCGTCTAGGCTTAAAGTAGCCATAGTTTACTTCTCCTTTATTTCAAACGTCAATTTATCTAAAAAATAAGTCCCACCTGCATTGTCAAAAATTTCAAATTCTTTACTAATTGGATCGTAAATTATATCACCTGGTCTGTAGTTATCTAAAGGTAAAGCTATAATATTACCTTTGTTGTCAAATGTGTATGGTTTAAATCCTTTAAATTTAGTTAAAATTTCAGGTGTTGCCTCTCTTCTAAACTTAGTTATGTTAAAAGCTGTTTCACCAGGATTTGTTTTTACTGCAGGGTTTTTACTTTGCATATATGTTTCTGTTCTTCTATCTACAACATTTTCAAAATTAGGAATCACTTGTTCTTTAGTAACATTTAATTCAGGATTATCTTTTTTAAATTGTAATTCAGCTAATTTTGTTTTTCTTTTTTCTAATTCAACATCAATTTTATTCTGTCTATCTAAATTACCTTCAGATAAAATTCTTTGATTATTTAAATCAGCTATCTCTCTTTTTAATTGATTTTCTGCATCTTTTTGTTCTTGACCTATATCTGCAATTACACCTTCAAGAGCTATATCTCTTTGAGCAGCTTGTCTTTTACTCATGTCTTTAAAAAATTGACCTGTAGGTCCTTGAAAAGCTTTTGCTACATTACCTAGTAATCCACCGCCACCAGTTTGTGACATTGTATTTAGACCGCCTTGTATTAGTAATTGTGATATTGGATCGAAAGCAGGTTCAGAAAATTGTTCAAGAACTTTTGTAATTCTTTCTGAAGGTCTAGGTGTTCCATTATCATAGTTTTCTCTCATGACACCAGTCATGATACCACCACCGACTTCACCGCCTTTTCTAAACATTGGTCTTCTTAAAGTTCTCATTATGCTGGTGGCCTCGTTCCTCTATAGATACCTGCAAGTGTTGCACCTAAACCTAATGCAGATTGTAAAGCACTTGGTGCAGGTTGTTGTGTTACTTGTGTTCCTCCAGGGTATCCTGAGATTAGACCCATGATGCCTGATCCTAAAGTTTGTGCTGCAGTTATTGGTTGCATTAATTGTTGTTGAGCTAGTTGTTGTTGTGCACTTAATTGCGCTTGTTGTTGTGCCTGTAATCCTGCACCTAAAGTTTGTAAACCAGCAACTTGTTGACCTACTAAAGCTGGTGATAGTCCGGCTAAAGCTTGTTGTTGATTAGCTAAAGCTTGTTGTTGACCAAAAGCTTGTCCTGCTGCTGCTTGTGCTTGACCAAAACCTTGTTGTAATAATTGTGCTTGTAATGCAGCTCTGTTTCTATCTGATGCAGCTTGATACTCTGCTCTTTGTACACCTTCTCTACCACCACCAAAAGCTCCTGCAGCCAATGCTTGATCTGCAATACTAGTTAATCCTCTTTGTGCTTGTCTATCAAATTCGTCTAAAGTAGCTCCTATAACATCTTTTTGAAAAGGAGACATAAACTGTTGATAAGCTTGTGGTCCAACAAATTGACCTGCTTGTTGAGCTTCTGTTGCTGCAGTTTGTAAAAAAGGTCTAAAGGATCCTAATCCATCTTGTGCTGTTGCAACAGAAATTGCTTGAGCTGATAAAGGATCTTGTCCCGCTACAAATTGTGGTCCATATACGTTTGCTAAATTAGCACCTGAAAAATCACCTACAGCTTGTTGTAAAGTTGTAAGATAGGGTTTTGCGGCCGCTTCTATAAACTCTGGTGGTTGTTGTATCTGTGTGATTGTTTCTGTAGCCATTAGACTCTTCCTCCGTTTTCTAATTTTTTCATCATGTCATACATACGTTGTGCACCTAAGTTGACATTACCGTCACCCATTCCTCTTACAGCATCAGCTGTAAATACAAATTCGTTATTTGAAAGCATCGCAGGGATGTCGTCAGCTTTCTCTTTTACACCAACTGGAGGAATAAATCCACCACTTTCTCGTAGATCTAACTCTGTTATACCTGCTGGGTTTTGATTTAAAGGTAGATCCATGATGCCTGATGCCTGAATCGCGTTCTGTTCTGCAGTGTCTCCTTTAGCATAACCTATTCTACCACCTTCTGCATATCCACCAGCTCCTGCTGTGTATTCAGACATGTCATTAGCTACAAGGGCTGGTATCTCTGCTGGATCGTAATTTAAGTCTTGATAAGCTTTAGTTAATTTACTTTTCAAAGCTGTTAAATTTCTTTTTTGTACAATCTCTTCTTTCTCTTCTGGTTCTAATGTTGACAACACTCCACCTAAAACTGTTCCCATAGCACCAACTTTTAACGTATCTCCAAGAGTTACATCAGCTGCTTTTTTAGTTAATAATTCTTTAAGTCCTAATTGTGGAACACTACCAGATAACACACCAGAAAAACTTGGAAACATTCCTATCTTTGGTAATCCAAAAGCTCCTACCCCTAACAGTGCAGCTTTACCTAAATCTGATTTTAAAAAACTACCAATACCTTTGGCAACACCTTTAACAGCTTTTTTAAGACCACCCAATAGTGCTCCTTGTCTAGGTGCAACTTGCATAATTCCACCTCCCATTCTTAGCTGTCGTTCCATTTGTCCTCTAGTTATTGGCATAATTTCCTATCTTATTTTGTTTTACCAAATAAATCAAGACTAGGCATCACGACATTTACATCTTGAGCCATGTCTTCTTCTTTATAACCTTTAGCTTTCCAGTCTTTTTTTTCCTTAAAAAGCTCTCCAGTTTCCTTGTGTCTGTACGTTGTTTCTACTTTTGCTGGTTTTATTACTTGCATTACGTTACCACCTCTCTAGGTTTTACCTCTAATATTGATGCTACTACATGTAATTCGTTAGCATCGGCAGCTTGTACTTTTAAAGCCTCGCTTTCTTGTAGTATTAAAGGTTGAGTTAACAATTCTACTGTAGTGTTTGATCCAACAGCTTTAGCTTTAAACAAACTAAATATGTTGCTTGATGCATCTACCAAAGTTACATCAATTGTAGTTCCTGACCCTGCATCTTCTGATACTAATATAGATTTTATAACAGCAGTTGTTGCAGATGGCACTGTATATACGGTGGTTAAGTTTGTTGTAGTCAGATCTGACTTTGCATTTAAAAAAGTATTTGCCATTAATTTAAAAAGAAGTTTTGTGCTTCTACCTCGTCTTTTAGATCTTGTTGAAATGTTGTGTTTAATTTTTCTATTACAGCATCCAAGTCCCTAACTTGTGAGTCAGCAACTTGTTGAGAATATTCTTTACTAGGTCTTGTTAATACTTGTACTATCTTAGCCATTATAATAAACCTGTTTCTGGATCTTCTCTATAACTACTGCTTACCCTATCTCCAATATTACCACCACTGGTGCTAATATTTTGTGGTCCATCATCTCTATCTCTACTTTGGCCAATATCTCGATAAGTTTCACTTAATGATTCAATTCCTTTTTTTCTTTTTGTTATTTGTGCAGGAGTCATTCCAGGAGGATCGTTTCTATTTCCTCTTATAAAATCCATAGGAGTATCATAAATCCCTCTTATTTTACCTGAAGTATATCCTCCAATTGTTGGAGGTCTTAAACCAAAAAAATTTAATCCTGTTCCAAGTACACCGATTGGTATATTTGTAAATGCTGGATTAATATTTTTACCTTCAAAAGTTTGAAAATTACCTATTGTTGGATTGTAATATGCTGTTAATTCTGTTGGTATAAAATCTCCTAACTCTTCGTCATAAACATCTCTAACCACAGTTTTTGATCTTGTTAAATCTAAATTACCAAATTTACCACCACCTCTAAATTCATCGCTTCCACCACCAGATTGTTCACCATATAATAATCTTAATTGTTCAGGTGTTAATCCAGGAGCTGCAACAGCTTCTTCTTCTACAACGGGTGTTATAATATTTGATGCTTGAGGCGATTTAAATATACCAGAAATATCTGGTAATGCTTGATTTAAATATTGTCTTGCTAAATCAGCTAAAGTCGTTGGTGTTCTTCTTGCAAATCTAAATATTGACATTATCTTCTACCGTCCGGTTGTATATCTAATCTAAACGTGCCAAGTTTCCAACTTTGAGAAGCAGCTGTATTTGCTATCTTTAAAGATACAGCTCTAGCTCTTGCACGAGTATCTATTTTACTAGTAGACGAGCTAATTGTAAAGGGTCCAAGTGAAGAACTTGCATAACTATCGTTTGGATAATTACGTAATTGTAAAGTTATTTGTGTATTTCCTGTTTGTGATAAGAAATCAGGTACAAATCTTCTAATCTTCATAATAAATTCACCATCACCTCTAAAACTAGCAAGACCTGTTGATCCACCTAGTGCAGATCTTTGTGCTGTAATATCAAAATCTCCAGATTCAATACTAGAAGTAATAGCGTTAACTCCTGTTGCTAATGCTTCATCTGTTCCTTTTTCATGTTCAAAATATGTTGTGCATCCATCTGTGTTACCAACTACATCGTAAGAAGCATTGCTATCTGCATCGTAAGAAGTTGCGTGTGGTAAACCAAATACTGATGAGTCTTGCCATGTGCCTCTTGCTAGTGTTCCTGTTGTCCATACAGGTCTTTGTGGGCTAGAATCAAAGTAATTATATGTTACACATCTATTGACAACTGTAGAACTTTCTGTGCAATAGAACCAAGTAATCTCACCAAACAAATTATTTAGACCTACATTAATTAATTGACCTGCAGTCGTATTTAAATCGTTGTATACAAAGTCCTCTACTAAACATAATAAAGATTCTAGATTACCAGCATATTTAAAGAAACCATTTTCTGACATCCAATATGCAGCACCATCAACCTCGATTGCAGCGTTCTGTCCAATCAATCCACAGTTTGTACCAACCTGTGCAAAACCAAAAGTAAAAGGTGCTCCGACAAAACGCATTGTAAATAATGACGTATCTGTCCAAACATAGATTGCATCCCTACCTCTAACTGCACCCATAATCTTAGATCCATCAGCTAGTCTTTGTGTACCAGCTGTGTTAGTTGCTGTAGGTGTATAAGTATTAATATCCTCTTGATCTGAGAATCTTATGAACATTTCATCTTGTGTTGATGTATCGCCAATGGTTGTTTCTGTTCCAAAGAATACTAAGTGTCTATCCGGTGTAGATACTAACATATCACGTGACGCTGTTGGTGCACCAGATATAATTGTGGCTCTATTTTGAACAGCATTAGATGCATCAGCGTCCCATTCAAAAACTTCTGCATTATGTATCAATGCAATAACCTTTGTACCAAAACCATCAATACTCCATAAACCTGGATCAATAACTAAATCACCAGATGCAGCTTCACCCCATGCAATGTAATCAGAACTATTTGTAACTGTTGCACCATCTGAATGTGCAGATCTTGTAGATCCTCTAACTGCTCTTGTAATTCCTGTTAAAGTGTTTCCACTTCTACCTGTATAAGATATCTCTTCATTACCAACTTGTATAAAGTTGGTCCCTGTATCCGGAAACAGAGATCCATCTGTTATTGTAATTGAAGTTCCAGATCCACCTGTGCCTGCTGTGTCATCTAACAAAGCACCATTCAAAGTTGTTGTTGCTTCTCCAGATACTGTTCCACCATATTGACCAAGTCCCCAACCAAAACCAGGTAATTGTTCTGCAGGACCAACTGGATAATAATGTTGAACTCTAATGCCACCTGATGTTGTTGCTCCAGAACCTGTCTCTGCTGATGGCATTGTAACTGTTAAAGTAGTTGAAGATGGCACAGATGTAACCATAAATGTTTTATCGTTAAAATCAGCTGCAACGTAATCAGAGTTTGTAATTGTTGTAAAATTATCTAACAAGATAATATCATTAGCTGTAATTCCATGATCTCCACTAAATGTTATAGTAACTGATGTAGAACCATTCGTTGTAGTAAATGCATTTGTTAATGTGGTTGTAGTTTTTATAGGGTGTATGTCATAGAAAACACCACCTGTGTAAGCGTATAAAATTCTGTTAGTTCCTATGATTGCAAATTTGTTACCTGATTTATTGACTAGATGAAACAAAGCTCTTGCTGCACCAGTCATTTTATCTTCACCTAATTGTGACCAACCACCTATTTTTTCAGGTGTACCATATCTAAACCTTACATTATCACCATCAACCCATTGTCCTTCGGCTGTGGTTTCTGTAATTTGTTTATTAAAACCTGGCTGAAAACCTATCTTTTGTAACATAATAAATCCATGTATACCAAATTTATTACTTAATGAACAGAGTAAAAGCACGGGAGTTGTGGTGTGGTGGAAACTCCCGTACCAGTCTTTTTTATAGACTATTTTTTAGATTTAGTCAACTTAGATCCTCGAAACCAGGATGGTAAACCTAGTATAGGTCTTTTATCTAATGCGTTTTCTTTAGCAGTTTTTGAGTTAGCTTTATTATAATGTAAGAATACCTGTCCACAGTTTTTACCTGTAAATTCTTCTCGCCAATGTTCTAAATCACAACCAGAATAGATTAACATATCACCTGGTTTAAGATCTACTTTTATGCCTGCTTGACCTGTTTTACCTGTAGGATCAAGATAGATGGGCCATGAGTCACCACCTAAATTTAATGTAGTAGATATCTCACAAGAATATCTATCTTTGTGACGAGCTAAAACATCTCCGTTTTTATATATTCTTGCATAAGAATATGTTTCAGATAATTTTAATCCTGTATGTTTTTCCATAACAGGTTTTACTTCTTGCAACAATGTTTCCATAGCTATGTCTCCATAACAAGAATATGTATTTGGAACCTGTTCATCAGCCCATATGCCCCAATATTCTGTAAAAGGAGATATATATCTAGAATCAAATAACACCCTTGCAACGTTTCTTTTGTTTTGAAAATATTTGTATACAAAGTCTGCTAGCTCTTTTGAGATAGCTCCTTTTAAAACACTATATTTATTTTTTTTGAATGACATCGTTTTCTCCTTTGTATTGTAATACTGATTTTGGTATTGCCTGACAATTCCAATGTATAAATCTAAATGGTTCGTAACCCATATCGGTTACATATTGATGTGGCATGTATGATGGAAAGAATATCATACGACCAGGATTTACTTTGTAATTAATTTGTGTAGATGCATGAGTTACTTTTGTTTTATCTTTTTCTGGTAAAAGATTCATCATATTACCTGCTCTTGGATCTTCAAATAATGGCATAGATGTTCTCTCACTTGCTTTTAAAAAATAAAAACCAGATATGTGACCATTCCAATGTGTATGTAAAGTATGATAACCTGCACCTTTTTGTGCAAACTCTTGTACCCATAATTCTGTGATAAACACTTGATAGTTTGTTAAATCAAAACCCATTTCATTTAATAAATTATGTGCCGTTGCACCTACATAATTTTGTAACTCTGCAAAATTAGGATCACCAATTAAAGATGTAGAATGAAATACATGACCCATGTCACCTTTGTTACCAAACTTTTTGTTACGTTCATCGATAACTGGTTTTAAATTTTTCTTAGATGCTTCAATATATGGATCTGATGCTTTGTTTAATTTATCAACAAAACTAGGCTCATCAGCCCACCATATAGGTGATGCAAAATATTGTTCTAATTGTAATTGTTTTGGAAATGATAATATTTTTTGTTTTTGTTTTTTAACTTTTTTCTTTTTCATATTCTCCTTTATTTAAATGGCCACCCTAAATTCCAAATCACTAAACTGTTACGTTCTCCACTTTTAACTGGACACACTCTATGCCACACAAATGAAGGAAATACAACTAAAGATCCTTTAGGTAATATCTCTTTACACTTACGTATATTAGGTTTTTTATCTGGATCCATGTTTCTAAAATCAAATTCTAACTCACCACCTTTATAATCTTTTGGATCTGATAACGTTACTGTCACTGATAATTTTCTAATCTTACCGTGTGTTGGATCGTTAGGTTGTTGTCTTATATATGGTCTATCCCAACTATCACAGTGCCAATCATAATATTGACCTTTTTTATATTTTGTAAACTGACAAGACTCAGAAAAATCCCATTGAAAATTCCAACCTGCAGATGCATTTGCTTGATGTACATAGGGCTGTATTTCTTTATAAATCCATCTATCGCTCATCCAAACAATATTGGAATCTCTTTTTGTTTTTAAATCCTTGATTTGTTTTTGATTTAATTTTTTAGGGTCACCAAATCCACCAGTGACTGCCATTTGATCTTGAAGTTGTTGACCATATTTTACAATTTCATCACATATACGAGAAGGTACAGCTGATTTAAAGTACCAATAATAGTTTGTAAGGTTCATATATCTTTATGAACTTTTTATAACATATATTAAGCAACTGTCAATGTTCCAGAAACTGTAAAGGTAGCTATCTTATCTCCACCAGGATGTGTTGATGTTGAATTTGTACAAGGTGATACTGTAAAAGTAACCGCGCTTGGACCTCTTACAACAACTATACCTGATCCACCATTACCACCAGCTTGACCGTGATTACCTCCACCACCGCCACCACCTCTATTGGTTGTTCCAGCTCCACCATCAGATCCTCCACCACCAGATCCTCCTGATCCAGCTCCACCTGGACCATCTCCGCCACCACCTCCAGCGTAAGCTACACATGAGCCTGTAATATTATTTGTTGCTCCAGCTCCACCAGATCCACCACTAGTGCCAGATGTATCACCACCTTGTGCAGTTGCTCCACCACCTCCACCTCCACCAGAATCTCCTCCAGGAGGAGGGTGAGGTGATCCCCATCCTAAACCACCATCATTACCTTGTGGTGGACTTACAGGAGGTGAATTACCTAAACGTCTTGCATAATTAGCCCAACCTTCTCTACCACCAGCAGATCCTCCTGGTCGAGCAGTATAACCAACTCCACCACCTCGACCACCTCCAGCAGATTCAATGGTGCTAAATACAGAAATACTTCCTGAAGTTGGTTCACTACCACCTCCACCAACATTTCCCCCTGTTCCACCAGCACCAACAGTAATTGTATAGGTTCCTTCTTCTGTAGACAAAGCAGGAGCTTGTAATGGACTTGGTCCATAGCCACTAGTTCTATAACCACCAGCTCCTCCACCACCTCCGTTTTCATTAAGACCTGGATTATTTCCACCGCCACCTCCACCACCAGCGACTACTAAATAATTTAAATCATAACTAGCTAAAAATCTTGGCCATGTTCCTTGTTGCTTGGCTTGAAATTGACTTTGCATTGACCACACACCACTTGCTTTGTTTAATTCTTTTACGACTACAATTCCTGGTCCACCATTAGCTCCATTTTGAACACCAGGTCCTGCAAAATTTGATCCACCGCCACCACCACCGCCTGTATTAGCTGTTCCTGTAGTTATTGTGGTTGTACCACCACCAGTTCCTCCACCACCAGGTCCTCCATCTCCACCAGCTCCACTATTTATTGCTCCACCACCTCCACCACCAGCGTATACACCACAATTAGGATAACTTCCTGGACCAAAGACTGGAGTAATATCTTTTCCATTTCCACCATCTCCACCAGCATTACCACTTGGTTGTTTAGATCCAGCAGAACCAGCTCCACCGCCACCACCTGATGATCTACACCCAGGACTTCCTGGGTTACCACCTGGTCCACCTGCATTTCCAAAACCGAAAGTGCCTGAGTCTCCTGGTTGTGAAGATTGATTTGAAGGTCCACCTGTCATACCTGGTGAGTCAGTTGCTCCAGCTCCACCACCTGATCCTCCTGTGGTTCCTGGACCAACTGGTGCACTAGGATTACCTATTCCACCTCCTCCACCACCTTTAGCTGTTAAACCGAAACCTGTTGAATCTGAACCTGTGCATCCTTGACCACAGTTATTAGTTCTTCCATTACCACCGCCACCAATAACTATTGGATAAGCTGTATTACCACAAACTGAAATTGCACTAGGAGGTAAAACCATACCACCAGCTCCACCACCACCACCATTATCTCTTCCAGCGCCACCACCACCACCTACAACAACAACATTTGCTAATCTTGTTCCTGGTTGTGTTGTGTGACATCCATTAGATGTTACGGCTGTAACAGTGCATTTTCCAAACGAAGTTTTATTCGTTTTTCCAATTACTCCACCGTTTGTTGAGCTAGATCTGGATCTAGGCATTTAAGTGTCCTCCTATTCGGACACCCAAGCTGTGCCATTCCAATCGTATTTGGTAGGTGTTTCCGATGTATCGTTTGATTTAATTGCTTCCCAACCTTTAGTGTTGTCAGCTTGATATTTTGTATCGTTCCATCCAATTATATATCTCCAAACACTTGGATCTGCACCATCATCAGTTACTGATGGATATGTAATTGGTGCTTGCCAATCATCATTAGAATCTAATGACCATGAAGCATAAGGTTGTGGTGATAAAAATTTATCTTTTGATGAATTGTAAACGTATCCAATACCTGCGTATTGTTTTCTAAAATTATTATTGTAAGAAGTTTGTTTCCAGCTTCCACCTTTGAAGAAATTTGAACACCATGTTTCTCCATCAACATGCATGTCATTATCTCCTAAAGTTCCACCGTTTGCAGGGATATCATTTCCCACAACAACAACTCTTTCTACAACTTGATGTGTATCAGAAGTGAAACCTGTTGGGTCTACTTTTGATTTTAGTTCTGCGAAATGTGCCATATTTTTACTCCTTAAGTGTTTTTATATTATTTTAAAATTAACTTATTGTCAACGTTCCAGATACAGTAAATCTAGCTACTTTATCATTTGCTGGCCCTACGCAAGAAGTTATAGTATTTGTTCCTGGTGCAACCGCTGCACATGTTGATCCAGGAAATCTTACTACTACGACTCCTGGTCCACCTGATCCACCAGGTGCTGGAGAACCTGAAGGATGACCTCCACCTCCACCGCCACCACCAGTATTATTAGTTCCTGCAGTTCCTGCATGAGATCCACCATTTCCACCACCATCTCCACCACCACCAGCTCCACCTGGTCCATTAGACATAGAAGTTTCTCTAACGCCACCACCCCCACCACCTGCATATGTTACATCTGAACCTGTTATTGTATTTGGAGCACCAGCTCCACCAGCTCCACCAATTGAATTTCTACTTCCGTTTCCACCTGCTGCAGTTGCTCCACCTCCACCACCTGCTGCATTACCAGCACCTGGTCCACCTGAATCACCTCCAGGGTTTCCTTGAGGAGGATCTGTTGGAGGAGTATTACCTGTGCCTTTAGTAGTTTGATCATTTCCAGCTCCACCACCTGATGCACCATTACTATTTGGACCTGGAGTTCCTGCTCCACCATTTCCTCCACCACCACCTGCTGATTCAATTCCAAAAAAACTAGATGCATTACCTGCACCACCAACACCATTACATGCAGGCCCTTGTGGTGAACCTCCACCACCTACTGTTACAGTGTAAGTTCCTGTTCCTAAAGTTAACGAAGACCCTTGAAGTGGACTTGGACCGTAACCAGAAGCTCTATATCCTCCAGCTCCACCGCCACCCGCTGCATATCCATTACCTCCTGCCGCTCCACCACCGACAATTAAATAATCTGCACTAGCACCACACGCTGTATCTAATATGTTTAAAGTTCCTGATGCTATAAATTTTGCTACAATGTCACCATTAGGTGCTTGAGATACTTCGTTATAATTTGGACTTGATCCTGGTTGTTGACCACATGGATTATTAACACTAAATATTACTCCTGCCGTTGACGGCGCTCTCGCAACCACGATACCTGAACCACCTGCTCCACCAGCACCCATGTTTACATTTCCAGGTGCATTACTAGGCCAAGATTCTGCTCCACCTCCGCCACCGCCACCAGTGTTTGCAGTTGCGGCACATCCTATATGAGTAGAATCAGCACAACCAGGAAAACTTTTTCCACCTTGTCCACCACCACCAGGACCTCCTGCTCCTCTATCTGCATTTTCTCCTGGACTATTACTCCAACCGCCACCTCCGCCTCCACCAGCGTATGTAACTGAAGAACCTGTTATTGATATAGCAGAACCGTTTCCTCCTGCTCCTCCAGGAGAAGCATCTACTCCAGAACCGCCACCTTTTGATCCATCTGAACCATCACCAGCTCCACCAATACCACCTCTAGGTGCTGGCGGCGTATTTGCTGTTCTTCCTCCTGGTCCACCTTGATCACCACCTCTATTTGCACCAGCATTATGAACAGGTGCTCCACAAGCGGTTATAGTTGAAAATACTGAATTGTTTCCTGCAGCACCACCCATATCTGCATTAGGAACTGGTCCTGGACCTGGTGGTCCACCTGCTCCTCCACCACCAACTGTAATTGAATAACTTCCTAAACCTAATTCTAAAGCACTAACACAAGAATTACAAAATGAATTAACTAAACCTCCAGCTCCACCTCCACCACCACCTTCTGATCCATTTGTTCTTGCTGCATTACCACCTGAACCACCACCTATTACTAAATAATCTATTGATGCAAGTCTCTTAGGCCATAAGCCATCTTCTAATGCATCAACTTGATCTGCTAATGAAAAAACTCCTGATGCTTTACTTAATTCTTTTACTATGACTACTCCTGAACCACCATTACCACCATCACCTGCTGAACCTGGTGTAACTCTCTGTTGTCCACCACCTCCACCGCCACCTCTATTTGTAGCACCTGCTTCTCCTGGACTTGGTGGTGATCCTGGATTATTTATACCTGACCCACCAGAACCACAACTTGAACCACAACTTTGACCACCCGCTGAACCTCCACCAGCATATCCCACGCTTGATCCTGTTATTGAATTACTTATACCAACCCCACCTTGTGTTATTCTATCTGAAGGAAATGTTGCTGTTCTTTTTGGACTAAAAGTTGGAGCAGATCCTGCTCCTCCACCAGCTCCTCCTGCACCCATACTTCCTGGACTTCCTTGACCACATACACCATACCCTCCAGGTGCTGGGTTATTATTTGTAGGTGCTCCAGGTAAAGAATCTAAATTAGGTCCATTGTAAGCAGAACCTCCACCTCCTGACCCACCATTTTGTCCAATAGTTGCTGGTCTAGCTGAATTGCCTTGTGGTCCACCACCTCTACTACCTCCACCTCCACCACCACAAACTGTAACAGGGCTACATGTTCTACCAAATACTGAATTAGATCCACTTGCACCAAAAGGACCACTTCCATCATTATTTGTTTGACCTGCACCTCCTGCACCAACAGTAACTGGAACTGTTGAAGCTATTCCTCCTGCAGTCTGTATGTCTTGACAAGTTTGATGGTTATATCCTCCTGCTCCACCTCCACCAGCAGATACTCCAGAACAAGTAAAAGATGCTCCACCACCACCGCCTCCAGCCACTGTTAAAACATCATAAATTCTTGTACCAGGTTGGAATGTGTGACATCCACTTGATGTGTGTGAAGTAACTTTATTTTTACCATTAGAAAGTACGTTTACTGGTCCTATTATTCCGCCATTTGCCATAGCCTATAGTACCTCCTACGCGTCGTCTAACACTTCATACGATATGAATAAGTCTAGATCCGAAGCAGCACTTGCTCCGCCTTTTAATACATCACCTTCCATAAGATAGATAGGTGTATCCAGTATAACTAACGTTGCGTCAGCTGGAACTGAAACTGTTTTTGCTAAATAGACTGTTGTGTCAGCCCCTGTTGGTGTAATTCCTGTAGCACCTGCAGTTGTTAAACCATCAACAAATAAATCTAAATCTGCTGCGTTTGTGCCATCAACATTAGCAACTGTAATTCTGTTTATTTTTAAAATTTTATCTGAGTCTACTGTTAATAAAGTAGCTGTAGTAGTAGCGGATAAATTAAATCCAAGATTACCACCTACAATCGATGTTACATTTACTATATTTGGGTTTGCCATAATTTACTCCTTTTAACCGAAAACGATTGCCATTGCAATAGCTTTTCCTGTTGTAATTCCTGCACTAGAAAACGACAGGGCTCCTGAGCCATCCGTCACTAAAGCTTGTCCACTACTACCATCTGCTGTAGGTAAAGTAAACGATAAATTAGAGCCTATTGTGCCAGCTTTTAGCTCAACATAATTAGACCCATCGTCTGTGTCCTCATTAAATCTAAGTGTAGCAGCTCTTGTAGAATTACCTACAAGATTAACGACACCACTTCCATTTGGATTTAAATCGATATTTGCATTTGAAGTAGTAACAATGTCACTACCATTCATATCAAGATCACCACCTAATTGTGGAGTTGTATCATCTACAACAGCAGAGATTCCTGTTCCGATTGCAAGAGTTTTTATATTTGGATTTGTACCATCATCAGCTGCAGCAAAAACTATTTTATCACCTTTATCTGTTGCAGAAAAAGTAAATGTGGATCCTGAACCAGTTGCATATTTAAATTGAACTGTGTGAGATCCAGAAGTTGAATTTCTTAAAATGTAAAAAGTTTCTACATCATTTGGAATTGTAACAATTTGATTTCCTGTAATTGTACCAGTGAACTCAATCATTCTTCTTTGAGCTGTACCAGTTGTTGCACCATCGGCTACAGTTAAAGCTGTAGTTTGTGTACTACCAGCAATTGATACTTGAGCAAAACCACCAGTTAGTTCTGCAATCAAACTTAAATTATTATTAGTTTTAGTTCCCCATGTACCGGCATTTTCACCAGTTGCCATTAGCTCTATACCGAGAGGTGTATATGTAGATGCCATAAATTTTATCTCCTATGCGACGTCACTATAACTTGTATTTGATCCTGTTGCAACATCAGAAATCGAACTGTTCGATCCTGTTGAAGCATCACTATACGATGTATTGCTTCCAGTGTCAACTGCTGCAATGCTTGAATTGCTACCTGTAGAAACATTGCTATAAGAAGTATTTGACCCTGTATCTATAGGGGCAAATCCTTGTATTCCAAGCAGTCCTGTGCTTGATGTAATTTGATCTAAATTTAAACCTTGAACTACATCCGCAACGGTAAAAGAACCTGTGGCTGCGGTAGCTGCTTGACCAGTTAACCCCATAACATCGGCAGGTGCTATAGATCCAACATTTGTAGTAGCTGAAACTCCAGTTACGTTCACAAGTTCAACACTTGTAATTACAATATCTCCTACACTTGCAGTAGAAGATTGACCACTTAATTCGTGTGTAAATTCTAATGTTGGTGTTCCAACAGATGAAGTTCCCGATTGACCAGATAATGTATATGCAAATTCTAATGTTGGTGTTCCAACACTTGCTGTAGCTTCTTGACCTGTAATATTAGGAGTAGAATCAATTTGTAAAGTTGTAGTTCCTAAAGCTGTAGTTGCTTCTTGTCCAGATAAACCAACAGAATCTGCTGGTGATATTGATCCTACACTTGCAGTTGCAGCGATACCAACTAAACCTATAACTTGATTTGGAGATTCACCCCAACTTAAATCACCCCATTCATCTCTACCCCAACCAACTAAAGTTCCTGTGTAAGATAATGTAGGTGTTGCAAAAGTTGCTTCTTGCCCTGTCGGAACTATAACTTCTTCTAGAGCAATATCAATATCACCATAATTTGCTCGCATGTTATCTGATAGAGCACTACCTATAGATATTACATAAGCTGTCTCATAATTTATAGATCCAACATTTGTTGTAGCTGATTGACCTGATAATTCATAAGCTACTTCTGTCACTAAAGAATTAACAGAAGATGTTGCTTCCTGACCTGTTAAAGTTCCTGTAAAGTCAATTTGCACTGAAAGAGAACCAACAGAAGATGTTGCTTCTTGACCTGATAGTTCTCCTGAAAAATTTATCTGTGCTGTAAGAGATCCAACGTTTGTAGTTGCAGATTGACCATCAAGTGTAATTGTTTGATCAGAGAGATCTCCCCAACCACCTTCACCATTCCAGGCTTGTGCACCCCAACCTGTTTTTAAAGTTACGGCGTCGCCCCAGTTAGCCTGATCCCAGGTTAACCGGCCCCATCCTGAAGTCACCGACATGGGTGGCCTCCTATGCTATTCTGATGATTGCGTTACTTGCGTCTGCTGTTGGAAATTGAATTGTAAATGTTCCGCTAGATACTGTTTTGTCACCACCGAATGCGATAACAGCAACAGCTTTATCAGATTGTGAAGAATTATAAATTAAACAACCATTCGCTGTGAAAGATGCAGAAGTAAAACTTACATCAGAAAAATCACAAACAGCTGTTGAACTGTCAAGAGCTGGGGTTACAGAAGTAAGAGTTGCACCACCTGCAGAGTATGCAGATCCTGCTGTGTTTGTAATTTCATTTGATGTAGAATAAGCTGTAGTTCCCGCACCTAAAGATGCAGAACTTGTAAATAAAGCTATTTTAAAAGTGTCACCGCTAGACGCAGTAAAATTATGTGTTCCAACTAAAATCTCTTGTTTGAAGCTGTTACAAATTGCCGATGATATTGCCATAATTAAATCTCCTATTGTCTTGCTGAAGGTATAGGTATACGTACAGTTCCGTCTGTGTAGTCGTCTCTTTTACGTCTACCAAGTTGTTCTGCAGCAAACTTCTCTACTTCTTGTTTATACTTATTTTCGTATAGTGTCAACATATCTATAGGTCCTTTTAAAAACCCATATGCTTCTACAAGACATGCATATAATAAGCCATTTGGAAAGTATAGACTTACATAGGTCGTTGTATTTGAGCTAGATAATCCATCAGGAATAGCCTCATAATGAATTTTAAATTTATAAGTAGCATCTGGAACAGGAGCCACAGCTAATCTACCTGATGTAGTGTCACTTACACCTGTTGCGCCACCAAACATAGCATAATATTTTGGTTTTGCTCTAGATGTAGATTCTGTAGATGGCACATATTCTTGTAGATATGACATATCTTTTTTTTCTAAAAAAGTGTTTGCACCTGTAGTGGCCGATGTAGAGTCATATACTTGCACACTTTTTACAAATAAAGTTTTAGCAGGAACATTTATTGTTTCTTGTCCAACCACCAAAGTACCAATTGATTCTTTTTTATAAGCATCAATTGGAACATCTCTTAAAATTCTAAATTCTGCATCTTCAATAATTCTGTTAACAATGGCTGCAGTTAATACATTAGAATCTACTTCTGTGTAGTTTCTAATATCAGTTACTAAATTATCGTAAGTAAATCCTGCCATTATGCTTGCTGTGTTACAGGTCCTGCTGTAACAAAGTCTCCTCCTGATTTTTCTGTTACTG